TTTAAGCGTAGTTCAAAACACCTTTAACGCAACAACTATCACATCCATGTACGTATATATCACTCAATGCAATCCTTTAATTCCTGTTAACAGTAACATGCTCGTCAGCGCTTGATGGGGCGGTCCATACGTTACCGTATGTACCGTATGGACGATAATATCGTGCATCATGATCAAGAACATGCATGTAGTCATTAGTTCTTTGAATGGTTTAAATGGAGAAGCAACCAACAGTGATGATGTTGAAATTTCAGTGTGCAAGCTTGGAACGAGTTGTACAAATACTAAGTGCCATTGGCATAAGATGAAGAACACGAGAGTTAAAGGAAAGAATATGGAAGGTGCTGAAGCGAGAATCGCAAGGAAAAATATATCCAAATGCAACTTACGCAAATTAGAACAATGTGACCTTGGAGACGTATGTACAAATCTTGACTGCCATTTCCACCTACCGAAAAAATTTTGTTCATCAATCCAAACGACACCAAAAGATAGTGATGAGGTGTACGTTAAAAAGGAAAATAATTCCAATATTCATGTTCAATCGTTTCCAGAAATGGATGCATTTTATGCTAACAAAGATGACACTCCTGGTGACGAGGAAGTAAAAGACGAAATGAGTGAAATTGTGCCAAATAGAAAACCTATAATCAGTAAAAAACAAGAAAGAATTAATAAGGCACAGTTTTTTGCTCTCGTTAAGAATAATCTTGGTGAGATAAGGTACGAAAAGAAGAATTACCAACAGAAATGCTTCATCATATCCGTTTGGGAAAATCATTGTATGAAGATTAACAGCATCAGTCTAAATGAATTCATCGCTAGTGAGGCCGTTCCTATTTTTGATAATCAACAACCTATGAGTACGCCAGAAGGAGAGGAATGGTTGTATACATATATGCACAAGTACAGAATTGAAATACATGTTTACAAAACTGATGTTAGAGGTTTTATTGTACGGAATGTTCGGGGTTTAGACAATGACGGAATGAACACCACATATATTTTTTCAATTTGGAATTATGGTATTTTTGGGAAGGCTGTCTTCCATGATGGAGAATTTCGATTAATAGGAGAGGATGCTGAAAAGGGAGATCATTTTGAAACACTTATCGGATTTATTAGTGTTCCCTATACAAACACCATGCTCAGAAATATCAGGATGGATAGGCATTTCGAAAATGAGAAACAGGCAACGCGATGCAATTCTACCAGGGCTAGTGATGAGGAAATTCTAACTTTAGTCAAGAATTATCAATCCGATGCCGATTTCTTTTTAGATGCCATAAATAAGGTGGCACCTGTTGCTAGAAAGACACCTAAGGAAGTTAAAGATGTAAAGAACAGAATAACACAAGAATCCGTCATCAACACCCCACATGATATTCTTCCACCTATTGGTAATCCATCATCCGTAGAACTGGTAGTAAATAATTTGCCTGAGGATACAAAGGAGTATGACTCTATTAAGAATGAAGGTAGTAACAAGGATGAGGTGGTGAAAAAGAAAAATACGAAGTGCATTTCGGTAAATGACTGTGTATCAATGTATTGTGAGAAATTAAATGATTTTTATAAAACAGCCGAGACATCACCCATTAATGCAAGGCATGATAAATTAGCAACTGAATCAGAGGTGACAAATGAGGATAGTGACACGGAAGAAAACACTGATTGTGATGCTAATTCAGTCACAACTTCTGGTTCAGAGGTGAGTAGTCGCTTTGACCCTGACCACGCCGTCACCACACCTCCAGAGAGCCCCCGCAGTCTCTCCCCCCCCCCTCCTACTAGCAAAAAGAAAGTTTCTTTCAATGACTCCACATCAATCATACCAGCTGAGCACCGCGACTGCGAGACTTGTTTTGCTGCTGGTAATGTTGACGGATCCGAGACAAATTTAGATTCTTCATTGATTGAAAACCATTTCACTGAAATCTCCGATTCGGCTGAGAAAACGGAGGATATGATCACGGCTTCACTCATCATTTCTGATACACCAAATCCTCACATCATATTGTACCCGGATTTGGGAGGTGATTATAGCAAACATGACCAGACTATCGTTGATTATCCTATAAAATTCAATACGCTTGGTCATCAATCAATCAAGCTCATCAAATATTCATCAAACAATGTCAATCACGATTTACGATCATTTATTAGTAAGATAGGGGAAAGTTTCTGCAGTTTACTTAGAACCTCGGACACGTACAGCACGCTCGGTTATAGTGTAGAATCACAAAGTATCGCAAATGAGAACAAGTTAATAAGACTAAACTTACTGGGGAAAATATTTAATTCCTTTAGTAGTAGTAGTGAGGGCCGAAAGGTTATTAGTAGTGACACCGGAGGGAAGAACATCATTATTAAAAGGAACAAAAGAAACAAATTTATTGATTCAACTAAGGATATATACGACACATCAAGGTGGGCTGTGGTCGACTCACTCTTAATACAAAAATTCTTTAGTAGTAACCTCATGCCAGCTGGATCAATGATGACCGGAGAAGCTTTTGCCACACTGCCGTATAGAGTTTATGAAGCCATTAACAAATTAGTCCCAAGCTTAACATCTAAAGGTTCAGACAGTGACATCACTTCAATGGTGACCTTTATTGATTGTATGGGAAGAAAAAATTCTCGGTTCAACATATTACTAGACACCATTAGTTTTATTGTTAATGACTTGACAATAATTCAATCCAAATGGTCTATGTCAAACGGTAGAACTGTAGTCATTAAAGGGATGTTCCCAAAAAATTGAGTGATACAGGATTATCTAGTTCTCTCTCGTATGGTGAGAGAGAACAACGGAGCTTGGTATACAGGAGTTGTACGATTATTAAGCTCCAAATACCCAGGTAATGTAGATTGGGAGGGAAATGGTAAATTTAAAGCTTTAGGTAGATCCAAGTATCACGTATTTGATAAGTTCGGAGAGTTAATAGGGATTGATTTCGGCGAGGACGAGAATGTTGACAAGTTTGGTAGGGATTTTAAAGCCTACTCTCATTACAAGGAATATCATACATTGTATGGTTTTAATTTCAGCATAGGATCAGTTATATATGGTAACTCAAATCATAACATATTTGCCATGGGAAAAAGGCATTTTGCGAAGAAGAAAACAGATGAATATGAGAAGAGTATTATTGACAAGTATCAATTAAACGTAACTGATTTTGATTTATGGCTTAGGAAGAATAATGAGAGTTGGTTCACATCAAATTCAAGGTCTTACGGGAGTTGGGTGAGATCTTTATGTCCGCATGAGTATGCCTACAATTTTCAGGAAGCTTGCTTCCTTCTGTCTCAAGAAACCCATATTAAAAAAGAGTTAAGAAAGAAAGCATATTATGAGATTGACAATGCGTCTTCATTCTACAAGGATATATTTATTGACAAGGTTGAATGGAAAATGAAAGGTATGGAGATGGCTAAATGTTCCAATAAGGAAATGAAAGTCCCAAGAGTGATCGTTGATTGTAAGGTGGAAAACAGTCTTGTTAGAGTCCACTTTGCGAATTCTTGGAAGAAGGCTCACAGTGACGTTGTTATGTCAAACTTCTATTGTGAGTGTGAATTTAATTCTAGTCCAGAACCCACTAAAATTGCTAAACTCTTTGATTCCGTTCAGAACAGCACTAAACCTGTCACTATCAATTTTTTCTCAGATGACAGTATCATCACATTTATTGATTTAAATGGCGTCAAGACTATTTTTAACGTCGATATTGCTAGCAATGATTCTAGTCATTCAATCCATTCATTTAGAGCCTTGGCGGAGGCGAGCAACATGGATGAAAGACAGATAGTCAATTTGCTAAGACTTGTTAAAACAAACATTTTTGTCCAAAATAGCACTAAAACGAAGAAAGCCTGGTTTAGTTGTAATGAGGGTTATTTGCCTTCTGGGCTTGGCGACACTTCAGTATCCAATAATAATATTTATATGGTTATGTGTTATGCATTAGATAAATATTGTTTGGAAAATGACAAGTATCCGAATAAAGAGTTGTTTCAACTCGTTGGTTTACTTATTGGTTTTCGTTTCACATTTCAGGAAGTGAAATATTTCGAGGAAATGCAATTTCTTAAGCATTCACCAATTATTATTAAGAACAAAACATATGCACTGCCCAACTTAGGTATGTTGCTGAAATATTCAGGTAAATGTAAAGGAAACATTCCGGAGATCAATTACCCCGATTTTATTTATGATTTCAGATCCAAATGCTGCTTTTATCAATCCTTATTGACGTATGGTTTTTTCAAACTTTTTAGATATAAACCATGGATGGTTTTGTGTCCTTACTTCGATTATCTTTCGAGGAACGATTATTCCAAGGATATTTCAAAGTTGTCTAAGTTTGATTACCAGGACGATGATTGGTATATCGAATTAACAATGGAGCAGGCCTATGCAAGATATAGACATTTAAGCGTTAATGATATTGTAGAATTTGAAGAATTACTGCACGGATTGTGTTTCGGTGTCACAATCTCTTGCGATCTTGTAGACAAAGTTATCGAGTCAGACTACGGTTATACTTGGTAACATAAATTCATTTAACACCATTTGCTCAAAACACGCATTATAGTTTCACTTGACTTTGGAAGTCAACTGTGCGGCCTGGAAACAGGCTAACACACCACAGAGGTACCGGGCC